TCAGTTGTATTGGCTACCGAATACCTAAGACAAAACAGATTTGATTACAGCATTTCTTTTGACAATGCCCTGGGTCAATATTGCTTTACAACTAATTATGCCGGGTCATGGGTGTATGCATGAACGCGGTAGCCTACATTGAAAAAGGTTGGTGGGTATTACCACTAAAGCCACAATCTAAAGAGCCATGCAAGTTTTTACGGCACGGCTATCTTGATGCAAGTGATGATTTATCAACTATCAAGAAGTGGTTTAAAAGTGATAATGATTTAAATATTGGGTTAGCCATTGCTCAATCTAATTTAGTTGTATTAGATTTTGATAAACGCAATATTGCATCTAGGACATTATGGGAACAATACCGCCGGATATGTGTGGCATCTAATACACATACAGTTAAAACAGATAACGGCTATCACTTCTATTATCTTGCCGATAAAACAAAGCAATTTAAAGGCAAGTTAATACCAGGCATAGATATTAAACATAAAGGTTATGTTGTATTGCCACCATCTATACATCCAAATGGCAGTATTTATCAGGTAGTAAATGATGTTGATCCGGTTGATTTACCGGCTGAATTAGAAACGGTGATGGTTTGGAATTAGTTAAGTACGATAAACAAAGCGGTGCTTATGTTGATGAAAAGCGTAAGCATTTTGTAAAGGCTTCTTTAATCCGCAAACACGCTAAAAAAGCAATAGGCGCAAGGCAGGTTAGAGGAAGGCTATCAGCCAAAATGGTTGAAGCATATTGGTTAGACAAGTTCAAGGAAGCGGTGAAATATGAACTATGAGATATATGGGTGGTTGGTAACAATTACCTTGTTTACGCTGGTAGCACTGTTAATTGGTGTTACATGGATTGTGGCCGTTGAGAATGGCTATGACAAAGGGTTTAAGAGTGGTTACAAGCGCGGTACTACCGACACAAAGCAAACTAATGTAAAGGTAGAAAAATTTACCGTTAGAACTCACCCATCAATGCGCCAAAAAATGCTTGAAGCCGATAATGAATATTTAATGGAAAAGGTTGTGAGCCTTTGGGATAAGGAAAACAGATAATGAACATGAATGATTATGTTGATGTGGCTGAGCGCATAGCGCAATTAAAAGAAGCCTATCCTGAAGCATCATTGCAACCTTATGATCCTAGTAAGCCTTATGAGATTGTGCAGGTTGAAGGTAAAACCTATGTGGTTTATACCGCCGCTTGTTACCGTGATCCTCATGATGTAAGGCCAGGTGTGGCAGTTGCTTGGGAACAAATACCAGGTAAAGGAATGACAGCCGGGTCAGAACTTATGATATGTGAAACAAGCGCATGGGGGCGAGCCATTGTTGCGGCTATGAAAACTGCTACAAAGCGCGTTGCATCTAAACAAGAAGTAATGGCGGCTAAAGCCCGGCAATCCTGGGCAGTAACCCCTACTGATTCTTTAGATTCAGATTTATTATCTAGGCCATCTGAACCCATACCCCCTACAAAGGCAATCTATGGTCAGCCTGGTAGCAAGTCGGCATTGATGGAAAGAATTATGCGCCATCAGTTTGTAGAGGAAAAAAAGTATGATGAGAATCCAGCACCCATGAGTGTTGAACAGGTGGTTGATGCATTGGCTACTGATGTACCGGTTGTACAACATTGCCAACATGGTGAGATGCAACTTAAAACAGGCATATCAAAGGGGCGGGGAACGCCGTTTTATGGGTATGTGTGCGGCAGGGGTTGTGATGCTAAATGGGCAACCATGAGTAAAGAAACCGGTAAATGGTATTACCCAGGTGCTAACAATGGGTGATATGGAAATGATTGACCCCACCGGAGTTAGGGCAAGATTTACAGATGATGGCGTTGAAGTAGATATTGTGCCATTTAGTGAATGTTGTGAATTTTGCAATGACCCACGCATGATGAATGTAAACGGCGTGCGTAGGTGCGCCGGATGTGGATGCATCAATCACATTGAGTACAGGGTTCATGAGTAAATTTGATTATCACAAGGCTATGGCTGAAGGTCATGGTTACAACCTGTATGTGGCTGACCTACTGGCCACATTTGGGATTCCAAAGGTAGATGTACCTGAATTTAGCATTGCTACTACCCATGATGAGATTAGAGATAAAACCCTTAATGAAAAGGATATTGTGGTTGATGATCTGATACTAGAAGTTAAGAGTAGTAGCCGATCCTTTACCGATGTGGATGATTTCCCGCATAATCCTTTGATTGTGGACACGGTTTATGGCTTTGATAGCAAAATAATCAAGCCATTTGCCTATGTAATTATTAGCCAAAAAACCCACAATATCTTTGTTATACCTGTTGCAACAAAGTATGATTGGGGTATCCAGGAATACTACGATGCACAGAGAGATATAACCGAACGCTTCTATATGGTACAGAAGCGACATTGCAGACCATTTATAGAGTTAGTGGACATCCTGTTAGAGAGAGCCCATGAGCGAACCAATCAGATGTAATAAATGTGGTAATTGGATTATCAGTGATCAATCCTGCTACATCTGTTACATATTAATGAGAAGTCAAAAGAAATTAAGTTAGTGTGAACTAGATCACATCTCATATAGTGAGATAAGTGAAGGAGTTACGCAATGATCATTAGGAGTAGTGTGCTAGGCTCACGCCTTAGCATTTGGCGTAAAGGCCAAAAATGCGAGCCCCGAAGGGGATGGCTCGCAAGGTGCTGGCTATTTGGGACATCTCTATGTTTAATGACATTCTTGCCCATTACAAAAGCAAATTCCGAAATAATTTACAAATCCAATCTAAAGCAATATACATTTTTTAAGTTAGATTACTCATTTGAACAATTTTATTGCGTGGATGAATTGTGGTTTATGGAAAGCAGATGGGATCACAAGGCTAAAAACCCTAAATCCAGTGCCTTTGGAATACCTCAAATTTTAGGATTAAAAGAGAAGAATCCTTACAAGCAAATTGATAGAGGATTGGCTTACATCAAACACCGCCATAAAAATCCATGCCAGGCACTAACCTTTCATAAGAAAAACGGTTGGTATTAGTGCCTGATTGTCAGCATGTGTATAAAAGCCTGTGTGCATCATTGTGTCATTACTGTGGATTGCCTACACATGAAGTAGATTGGGCTCACCAAAACAGATTAAAAGAGCAGTGGCATATAGATAATCCAAATGCTCAATATGAAGGGTGGATGTCCATTTGAAGGATACAGAAAAGATAACCATAGGTATTACATCACCAGGTTATGTAGTTACAGATTTTATGACAAGTATTTTAGATGTTGCTAGATCACAAAAACAATTGGGTCAGTTTATTAGCCTACAAGGTTCAGGGGTTATTAGTAGGTTGCGTAATCAGATAGTTGCTACCTTCTTACAAAAAACTACTGATGATTGGCTATTGCAGATAGATACAGATCAAAGGTTTACTGTTGATCATTTTAAGAAGTTAGTCAATGCGGCTGATAAAGATAAACGGCCTATTGTGTCCGGTGTTGTGCATGGTGGTTGGGATGTAGGTGAATTGTACTTAGAGCCTGTGCCTTGCATCTTTAAGTTAGGTACTGATAATGGATTGTATGCTATCCATGATTATGAAGAAGATAGTGTGATTGAGGTAGATGCGGCTGGTACAGGTGCAATACTGGTACATAGATCAGTATTTGAAAGGTTTGTAAAAGAAGCAGATCAAACCCATCAAGGAGATAAGTGGTGCTTCTATCAAGACATGCCATTGCATAAAGAATGGGTTGGTGAAGATTTGTTGTGGTGCATCAGGGCTAAGTCTTTTGGGTATAAACTATATGCACATACAGGTGTGCAGATGGAACATCAGCGTAAGATGTGGATAGGTCAGAAGCAACACAAAGACTTTGAACGCTTCAGGCGTGCAAGATTACAGAGTGAGGAACAGATCAATGGCGATAATAACTAGCCAGGTAACAGTTACAGGTACAAGACAATCAATCATTAGCGTTGATAATGTAACGCGTGATGTATTGCTACATGCCAAGCATGAGATATTTATTGGTAATAGCGGCGTGACATCAACAAGTGGTTACATCATGGACAATGGCGATGTGCTTAGGTTGTCGCTGGTAGATGGTGAAGATTTGTGGGCTGTTACAAGCGGTGGTTCAGGTACGCTACATGTTTTGGCCAGTAAAGTAGATTAAATAAAAATGAGCGTTTTTTCCCATTTTGAGCGTGCTTACAATACGCCGCCGTTCGCGTTTTCTCTCTCCCCGGCGAACACAAAAAAGTTTGGAAAAAAATAAAATTTTTGATGAAAACTATAAAAAGTAGAAAATACAATGCGGAATATAAAAAGATTAGAGAAATTGTTTTGGCGCAAAAACCGCGCTGTTTTTACTGCAAAAAGGCTATTGCAACTACGCTTGATCATGAACCACCTATTGATTCCTTTCCAACACCTGAACTGTGGAGTGGGAGTTTAAGGCCATCATGTGCAAGTTGCAACTATTCAAGGGGTGCTAAATATGGAAACGCAAAACGCAAGGCAATTAAAAATAGTCGCCAGTGGTAAGCCTAAAAAGAAATTAGGCAGACATACAACTGCGATGGTTAAAGCATTAACTGGGCGTACAGACATTGATAGTGTTAAGCGTGAGATGCTATTAGGCCTAGCACGCGCCTGGGATCGCATTGAGGAATCCGGTAAAGGTGGCCACACTATTCCATCTATATCTAAAGAGTTACGCGAGATATGGGATAGTTGCAGTTTGCCTGATGAGGATGATCTATTTGAATAAAGTCTTATGTACGCCTAGATGGGCATCACTAAGAGATGAAACAAGCGAAACAGAAGGCGATAAGTTAGCCCAGGTAGCACGCCTATTGGGTTTTGAATTGTTTGATTGGCAACAATATGTAGCAGATGTGGGATTAGAAAAAGATCAATCAGGTTTGTACAAATACCGTACAGTGGCCGCGCAAGTCGGCAGGCAGAATGGCAAAAGCAAACTTATTGAAACGCGTATTGCTTATGAATTATTGCAACCTAAAAGACATGTGGCTTATACCGCCCAGGATCGGAATATGGCTAAAGGTAAGTGGGAAGAACATTTACTAAGTTTTCAGTTATCGCCTAAATTCTCAAAGCGTATTGCTAGGGTATCGCGGGTTAATGGTAGTGAGAAGATATACATGCGCAATGGCTCAACTTATGGAATTGTTACACCTAATGACAAAGGCGCACGCGGCCTTAGTTTAAATCTTATGGTTATTGATGAAGCCTTAACCCATCCACTATCACTTATTGCAAACTTACAACCAACATTGGCTACAAAGCGCAATGGTCAATTGTGGATTCTTTCTAATGCCGGCAGACCTGGCCAATCTGAGTTATTAGAGCATTACCGCGAAATAGGCCATAGAGAAATAGCCGAACCGCAAAACAAATTGGCTTGGTTTGAATGGTGTCCAGCCAATGATGAATTTGATTACCTAGATCAAGAAGTTTGGTATCAAGCAATACCATCATTGCATGAGCAAAAGGGTGTATTACTAGATGCGGTCAAAGAAGCGGCGGCAACCAATAGCCCAGAGATATTTACAAAGGAGTGGTTAAATGTATGGCCGGCTAGAGATGCCGTACAGGTCATCAATACTGAGTTATGGGATTCATTAGCAAGAACAGATGTAACGGTTGGCAATCAAGTTGTATTTGGAGTAGATATATCGCGTGAGCGTGACCGCGCATCAATAGCGGTATCCGGCTTAGTTAGAGATTTCACACCTATTGAATTAATTGAGTGTAAAGAAGGCACATCATGGGTATTGCCTAGATTGGTTGAGTTGTGTAGGAAACACAATACAAAGGTAGTTATAGATACCGGCTCACCTGCCGCATCCTTAATTGTTGAACTGGAAAAACAAAATATAGGCGTAATGTCTATACACTTGCGTGACTACGCACGCGCATGTGGTTCATTTTATGATGCAGTACAAGCCAAAACAATATGTCATTTAGATGATCCCAATTTAAAAACAGCAATTATGGGATCAACTAAAAGACCACTTGGAGATTCATGGGCATGGAATCGCCAAAGCACAACCAATATAACCCCACTTGTAGCGGCTACACTGGCACGGTATGGAGTGGTAAGCCAAATTGAGGATATGCCAGTAGCAAGGAGTAAAATGTACTAATGAAATATTTATCATCCGCTTTACAGGTAGTAGGTTCTTTATTCATAGTTGCAGGTGTCGCAACATTTAACCCAGTTGTGGCTGTAATATTAGCAGGTGCATTTTTAGTTTTATTTGGCGTTGCTTTAGAAAACAGAGGTAAATAATGCTAGGCCGCTTACTTAAAAGACAAATACAACCATCTATGGTTTATACATCTTCAGGGTATGTAGATTCTTTAGGTAGAGTTGGCCGATTCTTTGAAGGCAATTGGGCAGGTGCTTATGTAGATCAAAATACTGCATTGGGAATACCTGCTATCTATCGCGGCATAACTTTAATTAGTGATGCTATTGGTGCATTACCTTTGTGTGCATATCGTAATAAAAGAGAAGTTAAACCAACGCCACAAATTTTAATGCGCCCAGTGCCAAATGAAACTAGGATGCAAACAATTAGCGCAATGGCCGCCGCTTTGATTATTCATGGTAATTATGTTGCGGTATTGGGTGAACCAGGTGTTAATGGATTGCCGGAGAGCATCTACCCTGTTTCACCTGATCGCGTTCAAGTTGCAAGAGATAACGGCAGAATTGTTTACACTATTGATGAACGCAGTTATGATCAATCAGAAATTTTACACATCAAGAATTTTACAATGCCAGGTGATTTAGTTGGTAAAGGTATTTTAGCGGTTGCTAAACAAGCATTAGGTAAAGAGATTGCTATCAATGAATATGCAGCAAGATATTTTGATGGCGGTGTAAACCCTACGGCTGTTATTAAGTCTGCCAATCCTGATCTAACGCAAGAAGAAGCCGATGCACTAAAGAGCGCATGGATGGCAATGTACTCATCCCGCAACAGATCGCCAGTAGTTATGAACTCATCAACAGATTTTGAAGTGTTAAGTAGCAACGCGGCAGAATCTCAATTAGTAGAGGCACAAACAGCCGGGCTAACAGAAGCGGCAAACATTTTGGGATTGCCATCATATTTCTTAGGTTCACCTAATACCAGCCGTACTTACTCAAATGTTGAACAAGAAAACCTACAATTAATCAAATGGTCAATTCAGCCAATAGCCGAAAGAATAGAAGCGGCATTTTCTGATTTACTTGTCCGGGGTCAAACAGCCGCATTTAAGTATGAATCATTATTAAAAACAGATACAACAAGCAGATATGATGCTTATGCAGTTGCTTTGTCTAATGGCTTTTTAACTGTTGATGAGGTCAGAGATTATGAAAATCTTGATCCTATGGATTATGAAGAAGGCGATGAAGAAAATCAAAATGAAGAAGATAACTCACTGCAAAGTGATGCGGTAGATACAGCAGAGGATAACAATTATGTCTGATGAAAAAATGGAAAATAGAAGTTACTCAGTAAATCTTGAATTGCGTGCTAATGGAGATGGCCGCACCATTTTTGGTATTGCCGTGCCGTATAACAAAGAACAGCGAATAACTAGCACCATGATTGAAGTGTTTAGAAAAGGCGTGTTTGCAGAAGTTATTAAAGCACCTCACCGGGTTAAACTGCTTAGGGGTCATGGTGAAAATAATGTTTTAGGCCGTGCCACATTGCTTAGGGAAACAGATGAAGGACTATATGCTGAATTTAAAATTTCAAAAACGCGTGAAGGTGATGAGGCGTTGGAATTAGTCAAAGATGGCGCACTAGATCAACTATCGGTTGGATTTATGCCAATTAAAAACAAGAAAAGAACAGATGGCGTGATGGAAAGATTAAAAGCACATTTGGCAGAAGTATCACTTGTTACCTTTGGTGCTTATGGCGAATTAGCCAGCGTTACAGGTATGCGAGATGGACAACCACAATTAACCCCTAGATTAGATGAAGCAAGGAAGATATTAAATGCCATACAGCGTAGTAAATAACCATCCCGATTGCGAAGGTTATGCGGTTGTAAAGACCGATAACAATGAAGTCATGGGTTGCCACAAAACCCAGGCTCAGGCCGAAGATCAATTAACCGCCATCAATATTTCAGAGTATGGTGAAAACCGATCAGAGGCCGTAGAAGTAGTTGAAGAAAAAACAAGATTTAACACGGCTATGGAATTACTCAAAGCACTAAAAAAAGAGATATAATTTTGACAAGTCGTAGAACACCTAACCCCGATTACCGGCGCGTTACACCTTCTCACTACAAAAACTACTAATAGGAGAACTATGTCTAATACATTTCTTACTTCTCTACAAGAGAAGCGTGAATCAAAGACATCACTCATTTCCGCAACTTTAGACCGCGCCGCCGAAGAAGCACGCGATCTATCTGAAGTTGAGTTGGCTAATGTTGAAGCCCTTAACTTGGAGATCAAAAAGTTAGATGAAAGAATTGAGCAGATGTCAGATATTGAAATTCGCAATCAAAAGGCGGCTGATTTAGCGGCTAAGGTTGATGCGAACATTGAGCCAAAGAAGGAAGCACGCGCAGGTGGCTTTATCGTTACAAGCGAGCAACTTACTTACTCAGAGAGATCAAGTAATGATTTCTTAACAGATGCTTTAAAAGCACAATTTAAAACCGATGGTGAAGCCAGTGCGCGTATTGCACGCCATCAACAGGAAATGGCAATAGAGAAGCGTGCAGTTGGTACATCCAACTTTGCAGGCTTAGTAGTGCCACAATACCTAGTTGATCTGTATGCACCATTAGCACGCGCAGGCCGCCCATTTGCGGATGCCGCACGCAAGCACCAACTACCAACACAGGGTATGTCAGTGGTGATCTCTAAGATCAATACTGGTACAACTACTGCATATCAAACATCACAAAACACAGCCGCAGTATCGCAAGATATTGCAGATAACACCCTAACCGTCAATGTAAATACAATCGCCGGTCAGCAATCAGTATCTAAGCAAGCATTACTACGCGGATACAACATTGAGGGAATTGTTTTAGGTGACTTGATTCGTGATTATCACACCAAGTTGGATAACTCACTTCTAAATGGATCAGGATCAAATGGCCAGCCATTAGGTCTATTAAACATGACCACTGGAGTGTTGGTAACTTACACTGCTACAACAGGTACAGTTGCAGGTTTATATCCAAAGATCGCTGATGCGATTCAACAGATTCAAAGCAATATCTATGTAAACCCAAATGCAGTAATCATGCACCCACGCCGTCTAGGATTCCTATTGGCTGGTGTAGATGGTTCAAATAGGCCATTGATTGTGCCACAGGCATACAATCCTATGAACGCAATGGGTACAGGTAACGGCACACCTTCATACGGTAACTCAGGTTACTCAATTCTAGGATTGCCAATTATCGTGGATGCAAACATCTCAACAGCGCAAGGTACAAGTACAAATCAAGACACAATCTTTGTGGTTGATTTGAATGAAGCACATCTGTGGGAAGAAGCAGCCGCACCTACCTATGTTACATTTGAAGAGCCATCAGGCAAGGTTGCAATTAATATCGTTCTATTCGGTATGTCAGCATTTACCGCAGAGCGTTATCCAAAAGCAATCGCACAAATTAACGGTACAGGTTTAGCAACGCCAAGTTTCTAAACCAATAAGTTTCCAGGCCGCTACCCTTCCAGTGGCCTGGATTCTAACTATGATCGGTATTTAATGAATGGAGTTTGTCTAATGTCCCAGGGCAGTACAGGATTTGGATACCGATCATGGCTATAGTAAATGGATATGCAACACTAACTCAAATTAAAAACTACATGTCTATATCAGATAATACTGATAATGATCTGTTAGAAGATTTGATTGAATCGGCATCAAGGTCAATTGACCGGATGGCTAACCGTAGATTTTATTTAGATGCCACCGCATCCGCACGCCTTTACCGTGCGTACTCAGATATTTTTGTTTATGTAGATGATATTGGCACTACATCAAGTTTGGCTGTTGCCTTAGATATAAATGGCAATGGTACTTACACAAAAACCTTAACTTTGAACCAAGATTACATTTTAGACCCATTAACCGCATCATCTTTAGGCCGGCCTTTTACTCAACTAACTATGGTATCTAATACCGAAACCTGGCCAATATTCCCAGGGCTAACCCAAAATGGTTTGCGCCCAGGCGTACAAGTAACTGCAAGGTGGGGATGGCCATCAGTGCCGGATGATATAAATATGGCTTGTTTAATCCTTACAGCCGATCTATACAAGCGTAAAGATGCCCCAGGCGGCATTTTAGGACTAGGTGATTTAGGCGTTGTCAGAATGTCACCAATTGGTAGAGATGTAACGGCAATGGTTAGGGCATACAAAAAAGAAGTTATTGCATGACCCCAAGCACCGTTAGAGATAATTTAAAAACATCATTGCAAGCAATTACCGGTTTGCGTGTTTTTGATTATGTCCCGGATTCTACAAACATCCCAACAAATAATGCTTTTGCAATTGTTGGTCAATTAACTATGAATTATGACTTTACATTGAACAGAGGATTTGATTCTGCAACCTGCCAAATCATTGTTGTGGTTGGTAGAATGAGTGAAAGAAATGGACAAGAAAGATTGGATGGGCTACTTGCCTCATCCGGTTCAACTTCAATTAAAACCGCAATTGAGGCTGATAAAACATTAAGCGGTGCTGTACAAACGCTCAGGGTTGTGTCTGCAAGCCCTGGAACAATTACTTCCGCTAATATTGACTACCTAAGTTATCAATATGCGGTTGAGTTGATAGGTTAGTAACGAAAGGAAAAATATGGCCATATTTATGGGTAACAAAGTTGCCGTGATTGTAGGTACTACAACTATCAGCGATCATGTCAGCACTGTAAGTCTTGCACGCGAAATTGACCAGGTTGAAATCACAGCCATGTCAGATAATGTACAAAATATGATAGGCGGGGTTGAAAGACCTACACTATCGCTAGAAGTGTACAATGATTTTGCGGCGGCATCAGTAAACTCATTATTTGAGGATGCATTAGGTACTAAACTGAATATCAAATTGATACCAGTTGCAGGTACAGTTTCAGCAACAAACCCAAGTTATACAATGTCATGCTTAGTTTCATCATGGACACCGATTAACGGTGCAATTGATAGCGTAAGTAGTGTATCTGTATCGCTTCCGGTAACTGCATTAACAAAATCAACAAGCGCGTAACAAGGGAGAGGTGGGACAATGCACAAGATTGAGATTGTTAAAAAAGATGGCAAGAAACTTACTTATGATCTTACGCCATCCGCTAAGGTGGCTTTTGAAGCCGAATACAAGACGGGCTGGCGTAAGAGATTAAGTGAACTACAAATGGAAAGTGATTTGTGGTGGTTTGCCTGGCGTTTAGAAAAAGATGCTGGCAAAACTGAATTAACCTTTGGTGATGATTATATTAATCAATATTCAGATGTTGATTTGGTTTATGATTCAAAAAATGGATAGACCGGCACGGACAAATCTATGAAGTCGCTACCGTGTCGGTGGCAACAGGTATCAGCCCTAAAGATTTATTAGAGGTTGATCCAGCGATTTATGCGGCCATAAAAGCCATTTTGCAAGAACGGCATTACAACAACAAGAAGGCAACAGTTAGGCGTAAATAATGATAGTGCCGGATAGATCATTAAAGGCGATCTATGTTGAAAACTTAGATCAACTAATGGACAAAATGAAAAAAATGGATGCCGATTTACAAAAAGAATTTAAAAGAGAATTAAACAAATCTGTAAGACCGGTTGCAAAACTAGCCCAAAGTTTTGTACCACATTCACCATTTCCAGGCTGGCGAGATGTTGAGCCTTCATATCCACCGGCATGGGGTTGGGCTAATGATAATGTTCATAGAGGTAGGACTATTGGCGAGAATAAAAGAAGTCGCTGGAAATGGTCACAATCAGAAGTAGTTGCCGGAATTAAATTAAGTAGTGCTAAAACAAAGGTACAAAGAGTAAAAGGCGCAACATTTTCAGTAACCGCTTTGGCCGTAGTAAATAAATCAGTACCGGGTATAATTTATGAATTGGCAGGCTTTGGTTCATCAAAATCAAGAAGCCGAACAAGGCGCGTTAGTCGTAATAGAAATGCTAGTGAATCTTTCATTAGAAAACTAGATGGCACGGCTAATTCAAGCGCATATAAAGAAAAAAGATTGATTTACCGTGCATCACAACAATTAGGTGGTCAGGTAAATGATAATCTATACCGAGTGCTTAAAAAATATCTAGGTAAAGAATTTAGGGGTTAATCATGGCATTAAGTCAATATGTTTCCATTAACTTCTTAACCAAGTTTGATAAAAAAGGCCTAGAGCGCGCAACCAAAGAATTAAAAGGTTTTGACAAGGTAGTTGCAACAGGTTCATTCAGATTAAGAGCCTTTGCAAAAGTCGGCGGTATAGCGGCGGCGGCTGGCATGGCTTTGTTTGCTAAAAAATCAATATCTGCCGCATTAGCACAGGAAAAATTAGATAAATCTTTACGCCTAACTCTCCAATCTATTGGGGCAGAAGGTTTACTGCCAAATGTAAAAGAGTTTGTAAAAAATTTGCAAAGCGTAACAAATGTTACTGAAGATACATTAATTCCTGCTTTAAGACAATTAATTGCACAAACAGGGGATGTTGAAAGTTCACAATATTTATTGCAAAAATCTTTAGATATTTCAGCAGGTTCAGGCGTTGAACTGGAAACTGTATTAGACGCATTAACCAAAGCGGCTATTGGTAATTTTAAAAGCATTGGTGGTCTTGGTCTTGGTTTTAGTGCAGCCGAAGCAAAGGGCATGGGATTTCAAAAACTATTAATTAATTTAGACAAGTATGCTGGCGCAGCCGAAGCATCTACTGAAACTTTTGAGGGTCAATTAAAATCATTTAATATTAGCGCAGGTACGGCTACTGAAACTTTAGGCAATGGCTTTTTGATAGCATCATCTTACATAGTGTCCGGTACTGACAATCTAAGAACTTTTGGCGCAGTTTTAGAATCAATTGCGGGCGGCGTTGGTGATGTTCTTATTGGATTCGGCAAAACTGTAAGTGAAAAAGGTTTTTTAAGTGCGTTAAATACAACCTTTGAGGATCTTGGTAAAGAAGGATTTAAGGTAAGACAAAAACAATTCTTGGCCGCAAAAGGATATTTAGGTTTATCACAACAAACTATTGATGCTTTAGAATTGCAAGAAAAATTTGGTAAGAAAAAATTAACACAAGATCAGATGCTTGCCAAAATACAAGCACAAATATTGGCTAGACAAAAGGCAACTACAAAAGAACAAACCGCTCAGGCGGCTTTGTCAAAGAAAAAAGCCGCACTTGAATCCATGTTTGATCTTGATGCAATTAATTTACAAGTTGCTTTAAGCCGTAAATTATCTGCCGAAGATGAAGCGCGTGTAAAGATATTGCAAAAACTTACAGAAGGCACAGAAGCCGCAGTTAATGAAGCGCAAAAATACGCTGATGTATTAAAGGTAATTGAAGATGGAAAAATTACAACAGACGAAATAGAGCAATTAGCCGTTAAATGGGGTATGACCAATTTAGGTGTTGAAATGTACATACTAAAATTGTTTGCCGCTAATGAAGAAATTAAAAAAATGTTAGCATTGTTAAGTCAAGCAAAAATGCCTGTAATAACAATGCAGGGTGGTACAACTTCAACCGTTGCTGAGCCAAATAAATATGATAAAATTTTTAAAAATGTATATGAAGAATTGATTGCTGGGGGTAGCACTGTTTCAGGGGCGCGATCTTTGGCCGGTGCTAGTTCAAGATTACAAGCCGAGGCTGATGCGTATTTTAAGGCTAATCCGGATATAGACCCTTTAACAGGCGGCAGGCGCGTGCCTTTGGCAGAAGGCGGCATTGTTACAAGACCTACCCAAGCCCTTATTGGTGAGGCCGGTGCAGAGGCAGTTATTCCATTAGACAAAATGGGTGGATTTGGTACTACCGTGAACATCAATGTTGCAGGCAGTGTTATATCAGAAGGTGAATTGCAATCTGTAATTCAAGATGCTTTGTATAATTTAAACAGAGCAGGCGCGGTAACTCAATTAACTAATTTAGGTAGATAATGCCAGCCGCAACATTCCGGGCAGAAATTGATTTTTCGGGCGGCGCTAGTTTTGATCCCGCACTTGTTCTTGATGACCCTGCCACCCCGCTTGATGTTGCAGTGTTAGGTACTGCCGCCGCAGATACAGTTGATATTACAAATTTTGTTACTCAATGCTATATCAGGCGTGCTTTTAATAGATCATCAGATTCCTTTACCGGTGGCACAGCGCGTATAGTTTTTGTTGATGAAACAGGTGAATTTAACCCAGCCAATACCGGATCAAGTTTATATGGCAAAATAAAACCAATGCGTAAAATTCGCTTTACGGCAGAATATTTAGGCGTAACATATAACTTAGGTTCTTTTTATGTACAAGAATGGAATTACCAAAGCCCTACCGGGTTTGATCCAGCCTATGTGACTTTAGCCTGTGTAGATGGATTCCAATTATTAAACCTTACAACCATTACATCTGTTAGCGGCGGCACAGCCGGACAAACTACTGCTCAAAGAATTTCAAGTTTGTTAGATGCCGGAGAATGGCCAGGTGGTATGCGTGATATATCCACTACCGCAACTACTACCGTGCAGGTAGATGATGGATCATCAAGATCATTATTGTCAGCATGTCAGGTTGTAGAAGGTACAGACCTGGGCGCGTTCTATATGGATGAACGCGGATATGCAACATTTTTATCCCGCAATGACATCATAGTTGCATCGGGCGGAATTGCTACCGTTTTTAGTGATGTGCCAGGATCAGGTGATGTGACATACCAAGCGGTTGAGTTTGATATTTCTGATTATCAGATGATTAACAAGGTGACAATAACTAGAACAGGCGGTGTTGCTCAAACCGCCAGCGATACTGCAAGCATTGATGATTATTTCCAACATAGCCGGGTCAGGGGCGGCATTATGCAAACTGATGCAGATGCATTAAATCAGGCACAGATGATTATTGCTTCCCGAAAAGAGCAAGGCGTAAATATACAATTAAATTCATTAACTGTTGATGCGTTTGGTGAGGATGATCCAAACCGGGTTATTGCGGCATTAAACCTAGACATGTTTGACCCAATTGAGGTTACTCAGACCCTACCGGCTGGAAATGTAGTTACAGATAGCGTTATTGCAGGTCTGACCTATCAAATAACACCCAAATCTTTTCAAGTGACATTTACATGCGCTCAGCCTTTTGCATCGGGAATTTTGCTAGACTCTACCATTGATGGAATTTTAGATGAAGATTCTTTGGCTTATTAGGGGAGTGTGATGGCAAAACAATCATTTAGCGTAGGGCAAGTCCTTACAGCCGCACAAATGAATTCACTACAACAAACAGCAATGCTTGGTGGATCGGCTACTGCTAAAACTGCAAGTTACACATTAGTAGCGGCTGATGCTGGCACTGTTGTATCTGTTAATAGTACAAGTGCAACTACAATCACAGTTAATACAGCATTATTTTCAGCAGGCGATACGGTCACAATTCAAAATTGGGGAACAGGTGCGGTAACAATTACTGCCGGTACTGCCACAGTAAATACCGCCGGAAGTTTAATTGTGCCGCAATATGATGGTGGTGTTTTATATTTTACAAGCGCAAGCGCGGCAATCTATTTTGATTTTGTTCAAGCCGGTGCAGTATCCCCATTAACTACTAAAGGTGATCTTTATGGTTTTGGTACTTCGGATGCTCGCATCCCAATTGGCACAAACAATCATGTTCTTACGGCTGACTCTACAGAAACGCTAGGACTTAAATGGGCTGCTCCTGCTGCTCCAACATTTGTTGGCGTTAATGCCTATCGTAATGGTGCATCTGCTAGCCTAACTGCAAACACCGCTTTTTTTATTCCATTAACTGCTGAACTGTACAAGTCAGAAAGTGGTTTCCACGATAACTCAACAAATAATGAACGCTTGACAATACCTACTGGCAAAGGTGGCAAATATCTTTTATCAGCAGTAGTTAGATGGTCGGGCGCACCAACTTATTTTGAATTAAACTTTTGGAAAAATACAAGCAATAATGTACAAGATGGCTTAAACACTATGATTTCAAAAGTAACACAAACAAGCGCAAGTGTTGGAATTAGTGGCTCAATAGTTACGGAATTAGCAGCAGCAGATTATGTAAGGGTTGCAATTACTCAAAGTGCTACTGGCACAGACCCATTATATTGCGTATTTAGTGCAACATATTTAGGAGCATAAAAATGGAATACAAAGTAAAAACACCAAATAAACCAACCAACAGCCAAATTTTTTTAGAAGAAACTGGTTGCCATTTATACACTAAAGAAGATGGATTTTATATTGAGGGTGCTAAATCGCAAGATGAAGCCCAAGCATTATTAGATGCACATAATCCATTAGCACCAACTGAACCAACAGTTGAGCAGAAACTTGCTAGCGTTGGTTTAAACCTTGAGGATTTAAAAGCGGCTTTAGGTCTTTAGCATAATTTTGAGGAATTGTGCAATAACTTATGATGGCAATTATTAGAGAACTCACTAGCCCTAATGGATGGCCGGCTAGTGAGGATCGCAAGGCATTAGGCATTGAATCTTTTAATGTGCCAGGAACAAAAATAAAGTTTGTTTGTTGTAAAGCCGTTGCGCCATTGCTTGTTAATTTTGCCAAAGAATTTCATGAATTAGTTGAGCCTATTGATCAAGGCCAATTAGATGATTGGGGTTATGCTTTTCGCATGACTAGGGGATCAGAGCGTGTATTAAGCAATCATTCATCCGGTACGGCCATAGACTTAAATGCAATTAAGCATCCTTTGGGCAAGTCAAATACATTTAATAAGGATCAGCGTAATACAATTAACCTACTGA